ATATTGGGTTCTGCTTAGTGAAGAAATTAAAGAAAATCGCTATGACCGATTCCAAAAAATCCTGGTAGATATTAAGACCTTATTATGTTCTGTAGTTCCATCGAGAATAGATATTCACCGCGAAGTGGAAGAAATAATAGATATTGAATATATCCAGCATATGATTGACCACGATGCCATTGAAGACAAATATATTTTTAATATGGTTAATTTCCTATTTGAAAAACTGGAGGCATTTCAGGCAGCAGCCGATGACGACAATTGTAAAAAATGGAAAGCCGAATTAATGGATGAATTGGCAAATAATATTCATTACTACGATTTCTTCCCAAAGTTCTTTCGGGAATTGATAAAGCGACTGGAGTCTATTTATATCGAGAATAAAAAATTCAAGGACGCTATGCAAAGATAAAATATCATTTATAGAATAATTTGTGTTTATATTATTAAATGTGTGGAATTTTCTGTCTATTCGGTCAAGCAAATGCACATTCAAGAGATTATTATGTAGAATGTTCCAAAAAACTGCGACATAGAGGACCCGATTGGAGTGGTATATATATGGATGATGTCTGTGTATTATGTCATGAGCGTCTATCAATTGTTGGTGTAGAAAATGGTAGTCAACCAATTGTTTCAGCCGATAAGACCATATATTTATCGGTAAATGGCGAAATTTATAATCACATGGATATTAATTCGCGAATATTAGGTAATAAATATAAAAATATCACCCGTTCCGATTGTGAAGCCATAATGAATCTGTATATAGAATATGGTGATGACAGTATATGTAAGTATCTAGATGGCGTCTACTGTTTTGTCCTATATGATAAAAAACGTGGGAGGCTCCTCGTTGCTAGGGATCCAATTGGCGTCAATCCGCTATATTACGGCCATGATTCTGATAATAATCTACTGATTTCATCGGAACATAAAACTATGGAATCATGTATTAATGTAAAGATTTTCCCACCAGGAACATCAATGGTGTTTCACTTAAGCGACATATATCGTCCTATCAATAATAGTATATGCAAGTATTATGCTCCCGATTGGGCGATAAAGAACTATCGTCTATCACAAGAGGAACCTGTGATCACAAAGGCCATCAATATCTGCCTAACTATGGCTGTGAAGAAGCGGCTCATGGCCGAAGTCCCATTTGGTGTATTATTATCTGGCGGCCTAGATTCCAGCTTAATCGCTTCCATTGCGACCCGATTATTGCGGGAATCTGGCAGCGATTTCGGCAGTAAACTTCATTCATTTTCTATTGGCCTGGAAGGTGCCCCCGACTTAATCGCCGCAAGAAGTGTTGCTGAATTTCTTGGCACAAAACACCATGAATTCGTTTTTACGATTCAGGAAGGCCTGGATTCAATCAGGGATCTAATATATCATCTGGAAACCTATGATGTGACGACCATTAGAGCCAGCACACCAATGTATCTATTGGCACGCAAAATAAAATCAATGGGAATTAAGATGGTGCTTTCGGGAGAAGGTGCTGATGAGATTTTTGGTGGCTATCTCTATTTTCATAATGCGCCAAACAGCGACGAATTCCATACTGAATGTAAGCGACGGGTTAATGATCTACACCTATTTGATTGTCTCCGAGCGAATAAATCCACAATGGCATGGGGATTGGAGGCCAGAGTGCCATTCCTAGATACTACATTCCTAGAACTATGTATGCCGATACATCCTGAACAAAAATGTTGTGGAATAGAGAAATATATCTTGCGAAAAGCTTTTGATACACCCGACGATCCATATCTTCCCAAGGAGATTTTATGGCGGCAAAAGGAACAATTCTCTGATGGTGTCGGTTATTCCTGGATAGATGAATTAAAAGCCTATTGCGAGACACAAATGGGTGATACCGAATTAGACGATACCATTCGCACCCAAGAAGAAGCCTATTACTATAAAATATATAATGAACTATTTCCCAATAGAACATCGGTGGTTAGTAGGTGGGTTCCTAAACAATCGTGGGACGGTGTCGGCTATGATCCGTCGGGTAGAGCCCAGAAAGTTCATAATGACAAAAAAAATTGATATGATAGAATGATATATATATATATGCAATACCAAGCAATACCAAGCAGAAACGAGCAATCATGACTACTACAGATATTACCATTAAAATTTCCCGCCTCCAAACGGCTTTGGATGCCGATACACAGAAGCTAACTGATACTGCCAACCGAATGTCGGATATCGCAAATCAAATATCGGCACTGATAAAAACGAATGAAAGATTAAATCAAGAACATATAAATTTACAAAATAGTACTGTAAAGCAAACCAAGCTTTTGGCGAAATATCGCAAGAGAGAAGTTCGCGATACCCAAGTCAGTAAGAAGAAAGCCTATTGCGATCTCTGTATTGAATATTCGGTTAGAGATGTAGACAACGAAGCACAAGAAATGGATATTCGTGAAAGGTGGAAGGGTATGCTAACCGATGAAATTATCGCCGAAGTTCACCGTCAACATTTTGAAAATCTAGTTGGATGTGAATATGAAGAGTTGGAGATATTAGACGACGACGCCCCCGATATCCGTTTGTTGCCTGGCGGATATGAAGAGGATTGTTTAGGTCGGAGACAAGATGATGATTCCGAAGCATTCGACTGTTGTAGTAAAAGGTTTGCTTGGAATTATATCGACATACCCAGAGAGGAAATTGGATTATATACCGAAAATAACAAATTCGGTCTATCATTCTCACTCGACACTACACTTGCCGATATTACTCATGGCGGCTGCTATGTGAATTAATATTGATATATTAATATATTAATATTATCATATAAATAGATGTAGTAATGCGATAGCAACTATAAATACAGTATCTTTATTTTCTTTTATTTTTCCTTGTAGTAGTTCACCAACTATTGGTAGTTCCTTTATTTTTTCTTGCTGAGTTTCTAATGCCGACATTAGAAAGAAGCCAATGGCCAAAACGATAGCGGCCTTTATTAATCCCATATGAATAAAAATGAGAAATTAATATTAAAAACTATATTGATGGAAATAATTATGGAAATAATTATGGAAATGATTATGGAAATGATTAAGGAAATAATTATGGAATTCGATATTCTTATTGCACACTCCTATAAAACACTCGATTTATTTACCAATAGATATAATAATACATCGTTTCACTCTGGATCAGAATGCGAAAAGCTGCGATTGAAAAAAATAATTATATTACTAAATAATAATTTAGATATGTATGAAGCCAAACAGAGAAAATTCATTGCTCTAAACCGCCATTGATGCGGAGATATTCGGCTGTGGATAATATCCTATAATATTCATATCTTCAAACTGGAAGTCTTCTATATTGTCTCGTTTACATTTAACTACCAATTTTGGATATGGTCGTGGCGTTCGCTGTAGATTTTCGCGAACTTGGTCGAGATGTGTCTTATATATATGGGTATCACCAGTAATTACTGTTAACATTCCGGGTGTTAAATCAACGTCATTCAGTGCACAAATCATATGGACAAAAAAGGCACCAGTACAGGTATTCCAATTATTGGCAAGGAAAAAATCGGAACTACGAATATATATCATTAGATCCAATTTCTGCTGTGGTTTATTAACATAGAATTGATATTTACATAAACATGGCGGTAATGCGGCCTTATGAATAGTGCTACCATTCCATATATCGATAATAATACGGCGGCTACTGGGATTATTTTTTATTAAATGTATGGCATATGTTAGCTGGTCAAAGCCTTGTCCAGTGTAATCTTCTTTACATGTCATGTATTTGGCTCCATAATGGCGGAAATTGAAGCCATAAGTTTCTCCCATATCGTTTTCGGGATACTCTCCGAGACCACGTTTATCAAGGAAATCGCGGCTGGTGTTTCCGTCCCATATGTGGATTTTATTTTCCTGTAGGATGCCATTATCAGTTTTACCAGATAGATAAAACATGAATTCTTCGAATATACCACGAACAAATTGTCGTTTCGTTGTTAATAATGGAAATGTGTCTGATAGATCATATTTAAATGATTCGCCGAATAGTGAAAGTGTTCCTACTTCGGTGCGGTCGACAGTGGATTGCCCCAATGTCATTATTCTATAGAGGCAATCTAGATATTGATATTCTTCGGTATTACGCCAAGGAATTACATTATTGAATTGATAGTCAATATATTCGGTATTATAATAAATTAAATTTCGGTAATATGTATTATTTTCACATTTGAATTTGGAAGAATTGGTCAACACGAATGTCGTAGGAATTTCAGGGAAAAAGCGTTCGCAATCATAGGAGCCATAGATTTCCGTTACATATATTTTTTCACAATCTTTACGTTCGATTGCTTCTTTATACAGTCGTTCGCCACCGATAATAAATATATTGTCGCGGTTCACGTTTGCTAAAGTGTCAAGAAGATGAAAAGCATCATCTAAACTGGGTTGGAAATAGGCCGCTGAGTCGGCCGCTGAGGCGGCCGCTGAGGCGGCCGCTGAGTCGGCCGCTGAGGCGGCCGTTGAGTCGGCCGCTGAGTCGGCCGCCGTGGATATGGTAGATGATATAATTATATTAATACGGTCCTTTAATGGTCGGTGATTTTCTGGGATAGATTCCCAGGTGTTGCGACCCATAATTACCACATTGGACACCATAAATTTAGTGGTATGTGTTGTAACTTGTTTGAAATATTGGAGTTCCTCCTTAATATACCATGGAATGGCGTTATCTTTACCAATTCCACGTTTTTTATCATAGGCGACAATTATTTTCATCGTTATGGAAATATATATATATGGATGTGTATATATATGGCATATATGGCATATATATAATGTGTCCTCTTATATCTTTTTTTTGAGGACCTTACTAAATATTGTTTCGGCTACACATACTAGAGAATTACTATCTGTATCGTTTTTTGTGGTATACCACCACCCTGGAGGTATATAGAGCATTTGTCTCGGCCGTAAAATAATTTCTAGATAGGAAACATTATTGAATTTAGGATATACGGTGATATTCTGATTCCAGAAATTGACATTACTTTTAGTTTTGGATATATCGGGATAGAGATATTGTGTTTCCTTTGGGCTAAATAATATTATATTCTTTGTGCCTTTAATCTGGTATAATATATATCTATAGTGTGTCTGTTTAACAATATGGGTTTCTTGTGCATATGATTCTTGTAGAATTTCATAATTGTAATTTAGACAGAGGGATGGTAAATAGTAATGAAAGTATTCACGAATATTGCGTTTTGTTAGATTAACACCACCCAATATATTGGTGAAGACCGCTGGTTTTTTTTCGGCAACTATACTTTCAAATTGATCCTTTTCTGGATTATTTGCTTGCATGATTTCTATCACATCGGGAACTTTATTAATAAATTTATATTGATAGTATATGAAAATAATGACGATAATAATAAAAAGTAATTTCATTTAGATATTTATATCTTTTTATTTTCCATAATAATACGAGACATAAAACGATTTAAAGTTAGATAGTGGATACCCTATAACGAGATGACAGAAAGAACTTTTGGCGATAAAATTGGACGCGTAAAATGGTTTAATTCAAGATTGGGTTATGGGTTCGTCACTGTAGATGATGAGGATATCTTTGCCCATCAAAGTAATGTAGTTCCTAGTGTTAGTCAGTATAGAACACTATACCAAGGAGAATACGTCTCATTAAATGTTAATACCACAGGAGAAACCCGTCAAGCTACAGATATTACTGGTGTTAATGGTGGTCCATTACTGTGCGACAATCGTGTTTCGGCACGCAACGGCGACGAAGAAGGCACTGAAGGTACCGA